CCGCCGGGCAACGTGCCGGAAAATCCGTTGGGATTCTGCGTCTGAATCTGGTTGGTTGACAGCACCTGATGGAAGAACGACTGGTTGGCGTCATGGCTCTGGCCCGGCGCCGCATGCGCTCGGATACGCTCAAACAGCTTCTCAGCTTTCGGAAGGTGCCAGATGCGCCGCCACACCTCTGGAAGCGTCAATGCAACCGTTTCGCAAGTAGCAATCTGCCGCGAAATGTCAGTCTCGGCTTCGTTGTAAACGCCAAAATTCCAAGGCATGACAAGGCGCGCGTACTGCCGATAAGTTTCATCCGACCCCTCGGACTGCGGCCACTGCTTGATGCCGCACCACCCGTACTTGAGACTCTCGAATACGCCCCGTCCATACAAAATATCGGTCGATGTCCGATCCCATTGACGTGTGAGCTGCATTGCCGCGACGCGCGCCCGATCCAAATCCTGCCTCGGATGCATGCGATCGTAATCGATCGTGAATTTCAACTCGACGGGAGAGAAAATGTGAGCGGCGATCCGGGAAAGATGGGGGTCGATCTTGTTGATCAGCGCCTTGTTGCCGTCATAGCGGCCAGTCTCGGCGATCTGATTGAGGCTCATGTAATAAGCGGACCGTGCAGCCGACGACACCCGGCACTGCTCGACCATGTCGCGGGCGAATTGGAGAAGCTTGTTGTAGTCGGTGGGGACCGTGATCATTCCCACATCTCCGCGTTGTGCAAAGCTGCTTTCACGGTGTCTTCCCAACACGGCTCGTTTGCAAGGGCTGCGCGACACGCTCCCACCAACTTAGAATTTCGCTCGCTTTCATTTCCTAACGGATCGTACCACACCCATCCATTATGCACATACGCCAAGGACAAAGCCACTAACAACGCATCAGCCTCTTTTCTACCCATGTCGAAATAGACGTCTGAATCAGTTTTTCGACACAAACTGATACATTGACCAGTCGAGCTCGCATCAGCATAAACGGACTTACCATCTCTACTCTGGAATTCTCCGTACCCAGTGCTCATTTTATCACCGAAGGTAACCCTTGCTCATGTACGATGCCTGCAACACGGCGTCCGCCTTTTCCGCATGCGCAGATGTCAAAGCCGTTCCCACCTGTGCGCCCCGGCGCGGCAAAATCGACCCGGGGACGCCTTGAGCGATGTGTCCCGTAGCAACACCGGCCGCATACTCCATCGCGATCGAATTATGATCCGAACCAAAGCCGACATGCGCATTGGGATTTCTCGCCCGCATGGCATCCATGTGCCTAGTCAGGTCGTTAACCACCGGCATGGCAGCGATATCGCCCTGCTTCATATTGTCGCGGAGATTGGTAATCTTGAGGTCGGCCATGTCGGAAGCGTCGCAACCTGCCATCTCGGCGGCCTGATAAACCCGCTCCTGGGACGCCTTCTCCATCGCCTTGTAGACGCCGTCCGAGCAACGCGTCGAGAAGCTCAGGATATTCGGCATGACGACGTCATCGTCAGCGCGATCACTAACGAGCCCGTAGCCGCACGCAGGACAATCGTCCGGGGGATCGTCCACGAGCCATTTAACCTTCTTCTTACAGCCAGGGCACTTAATCGTGAAGGGCATTCGGAACCTCAAACTAAGTGAGCGGATCGGCGGCATTGTGACGGTAAAGAACCTCACGTGTGAGGGTCGGCCCCACATCCCGCCTTCCGTTGTCGGACCTCCGCTCCGGCCCTCGTTATGCGGCCGACTAATACCTCCGACCTGTGCCGTAGCGCCAGGCATTGCGAGTGGCGACAACTGCATCTCGGCGCCGCCCCGCCTGCTTGGCTGCAAAAAACGTCTCCAAGCTATTCTGGTTGAAAAGCGTCACTTGGTCAACTATCGACAGCCGCTGCCGGGATTCCTCCGCGGCACGGGTGCGCCGCTCGCCGATCAGCCCCTGGCGAATCTTAGTCATCCAATAATAATTGGCAAGCGCCATTGCAACCGCCCGGTCGTCGCGCATCGACGACGGCGCCCCGATCGAATCGCCCTCCCGCGAGATCGACCGCATCTCCTCGATCAGATCCATGGACCGGATGCGCAACTTGCCGTTAGACGCGATATCACGCAGCTGTTCCATGATCGTGATCTTCAAACGGGTATTCGTAAGCCAGTGATAATTGTACCCCGGCCCCATCGAATCCGGACGGGTGTAAATATAAGTCTTGACGTTCTGAAACAGATTCATGAGGCCGCGTTCTTCCAGCGGCTTCTGAATGTAAGTCGCGTTCTCGATATAGAACTTCAGAGACTTTATTTCGTTGTAGACGGCGGTTCCGGGACCGTTGAGTTCGAGGATGTATCGGATAACGGCTCTAGGACTAGCGCCGTACCATCCCAAGATAGCCGCCAAGGTCCATGCAAGATGACGTGTTGTTTGAAGAGGCCAAGCATATTCGGCGACTTGGTCAACTCCGTCAGCATAGCATCTAAGAATTTGGATTGAGGAATTGCAGTTGTTTTCGTTTTCTCCGTAAGCGGGATCGACTCCTGCGACATAGACACCCTCCGGGGCTGGTTCTTCCCACACCTTCAGCTCGGTCGACCGGGGATTCTCCGACCGGTAAATTTTCATGTCGGCGAACTCTTCGCCAGCCAGGAACATGAACGACTTGAACTTGCGACTGACATGCTTGTTCGTCATGTCGGTCAAGTCGGCGCCGGCAAAAAATACCGATCCCGTCTGCTGCCAAGCCTCCTCTTCCGTCCAAGCCTGCTCGGCAAGCATGATCGTGTCGTCTTCTTCAACGGCCGAGTCGTTCTCGGCGTTCACCTCGGGATTCACCTTCTTGCGAATCCAAGCCAGTTGCTCAGGCGTTATGACGTGGCCGTACTGGTCCCTCACTGCCTTGATCCGAACCGCCTCTTCCGTCGTCGGTGGGGCGAGTCCATACAATTGAAAATCAGCATGCTCTTGGGGGATGCTCTGGCTAGGCTTCGAAAACCAGCCGAGAAATAGACACTTGCAATGATGGGGGTCGGCCTTCGCTTTATCCCACATCGTTTTCCACATATTGTAACCGCGGGCGGTCGACTCGTAAATGTAAAGCCGATCTGGATGCTCGTCAGAAAACGACTGTTCCAGAGCTTTTATGCCAGTAGGATTTTCGTACGAGCAAAGCTCGCTGAGATGCGCGACGGTCAAGCCCTCGGATCGACCCAACGTACCGCTGGACTTGCTCTCCTTGACGCCGGCCGACATGAAGAGGATCACCGACTCGTTCATCAGCGTCAGGCTCTCGCGATTGCCCGACCCGGTCCCCTGAACTTCCGGAAAGCGCAGGCTGCGCGGCAAGTTCTTTATGAGCGTGACGAGCTCCTTGCGCGCGCTCTCCTTGTGGGGACTTGTGTCGAAGATCAAAGCGCCTTTGAGACCGTCGTGGATGCCGACGTAGAACGCGATCAAGGCGCGAACGATCGTAGAAATGCCAAGCTGCCGGCTCTTGAGGCAATAAATGTGATGGATGCCCGCTTCCAGCGCGTCAAAGACGGCCGTTATGAACTGCATCTGCCCGTCGTAGAGATGCTCTCCGAGGCAGATGCGGCCCTTGTCTTTGGAATTTACACTTGTCTTATCAAGAAACTGGTAAAAAGCCTTTTCTACTCTATCTCGCTTTTGTTTCGACCAGCCTGCGGCCACGCGTACTCCGTTGGTCTGCTGCATCAATCGCTTCTAACAAACTTTGACCCCGGCGCAAACGCGACTGCGTTCGCCCATGGGGGATTTTTAGCCGGCGGCAAAGTTGTGTCAACGTCTGTTTTTTCCCTTCGTACTCCACGATGACATTACCTCGACGATTGTTACACTGCTCGGACTGCGTCGCCCAACGACAATTTTCGGAACTGTAAGGTCCGTCATTATCGACACGTTCTATAGAGTGCTTGACAGAGGGTCGCGGTCCCATGTCGCTTAAAAAACGCTCAAAACCGCCAACCCCTAACCACGCCGGATCGACAATAATGCCACGCGCGCCATACAACCTAAAACGTTTATTGGTCGGGGACAGGCACCGCGCCAACATCGCGCTATATTGACCATAAGCATTAGTCCCACTCAGTCGATGAGTCGAATTAGCTGCACTGGTACGTTCAACTTTTAAACACCCGCAACTATTCGTGTTTCCATTCTTAAGATTAAAACCAAAAACCTTTAAACCGCGAGAGCCGCACTCGCACGTGCACCACCACTGAGCGGCCGAAGGCTTGTTGGGCGGATAGCATGCAAAGCGCTCTACTCGCAAACGACCAAACTCTTGCCCTGTCAAATCAATTCGAGGCAAAAGCATCACCGCCCCCAATGCTGTTGCTTCTGCTGCGCCGCCCGCAACTCCTCCAGCTGTATCTCCAGCTTGCTTTTTATGGTCCCATAAAATTGGGCTACGTCCCCCTTCGCATCGATCAACAGGAACTCGATCGGCTCAGTACCGCCAGGCGGGACGATCACGCAGGCGCCGCCAAACTCTTGGGGGTTGCGTTCGATCCGTTCCGCCATGACGCGGAAGCGCTCCGCGATCTTTTGTTCGGAGCGCTCGACAAGGGGTTGGCCGTCCATCGTATATCCTCTCCAGCCCTTTCCGCCTTTTGCTGCGCGCTCGCGGATGAAAGCGTAGGCGAATTCGATGTTCTTTCGGTGGTCGTCGGGCCAGTCGTAATCATCGATAGCTGTGGGAAAAGTACGGCTTGATCTCGTCATTGATCATCTGCCCGACCGACGGCGCGTTGGCAAGCCTCTGGGCGACATCCTCGGGGACGCCTTGGTAAGCGGAGACCTTGCCAGACCGCGACCAAGTGATCAACAACTCACCCGTATCCGAGTCATAGCCGACTTCGGAGACGACAGAGGAATAGACGGATTGGGACCAACTCATTTCAACTTCTCTTTCTTCAAGGCGTCCAGCATGATGTCCCTGACAATTGGATAAAGCGTATCGTCGTCATCCTCAATACTTTCATCCGCAAACGCCAGGAACGGGATCTTCATGACCTTGTTGTCCGGCAGCGGATTCTGCTCGGCATCGGCCCGGCACAGGATGATCCGGCGGCGGTTAGTCTCGTGCGGTCCGAGAGTCCAGAACTCTCCGCTGCATTCGTGCTGATAAGCGTTGCGAATGTGATAAAAGCGATCAGGATAGCGCCGGAAATAAGTGCCGTCGGCGCGCTCCCACAGCTTCTCAAGGGCTTTGCGGTCGGTCACTTTGGAGGCTCCGGTAGGGGCATCCAGTGAGTTGGGCTTGACCACGTAGTAGAGCCATCTTTAGCAAAGACCCACTTAGGATAACGCCAAACATCCCACAGCATGATGGCCCACCAATGATCGCCCGCACGCACTCCCCGCTGCGCGTCTTCGGGGGAATGGTCGTGAATGCCAAAACCGAGAATCGCGCTCCCATCCTTCGGAGCCGTCTCAATCGGTTGCCACTCACTCATGACAGCGCCTCCTCCCAAGCCTCATGTACCCGCTCGACGGTCGAGAACAGCACGTTAAAGTTCTCGACTTCCGGTACCAACCGGCGATCCCTGGCAACCGGAACCGGTCGTCCTCCATCCTGCTTTAACTCGAACGTCGTGTAGCCTTTACCCGCCATGTAATCGCGCAGGTCCATCTGAGACGCTCCAAACCGGTCGAGCGCGGGCAGGTTCATCTCGCAGCAAACGAAATCGATTCCTCGCGTCAGCAACTGCCCCGCGCCGATCAATGCATGCAACTCGGCACCCTCAATGTCCAGCTTCAGCAGCCGCGGCTTCTGGTCGTAAGCTAGACACCACTTGTCGAGAGTCAACCCGCCAACCGGCATCCGGTTCAAGGTTCCCTGCAACGGGGCCAAGCTGCTCATGCCGGTATCCGCCGGCTGATGAAGCGTGACCTGGGTATCCTCGCTCCACAAGGCGCGATTGATGACCGTGACGTTCTCGGCGTGGCTGCGCTCCACGTTGATGCGCAGCTTCTTGAAATTGACCGTGGACGGCTCGAACGCCTCGACATGACCTTGCTCGCCAACGAGGCGAGACATCACCATCGTGAAAAAACCAATATTGGCGCCCCCGTCAATGGCAAAATCGCCCGGACGCAGAACACGACGCATGAGATGAACGGTCTCCGGCTCGCAGGCACCGTTATGTTCGAGAAAGCGCTTCGTCATGACGTCAGCAATGAAACCGGGATCATACACCAAGTCGAACACGATCTCGCGACCGAGTACGGTCATGTGTACGTGCAGGTCGATGCTCTCGCGCCGCTGCTCGGACAACGCCTTGGCGAAAGCGCCATCACGCAGCTTCTCTTCCCGCGCCAATTCGGACCGTCCCTTGCCAGTAATGACGTAATTAACGGAATCTCTGGCGCTCATCAGCCCGCGTTCAGTCAGCGCCAGTAACGGTTCCTTCCACCGGCCAATCGGGGCCATCGACTCTCCTACCGCCGCAATCATCAGCACGGTCATCTCGTCGTCGGTCATCACCCAGTTCCCTCAGTCGTTTGGCAGCTTCCAGCAATAAATCCCGCATGTCCGCGGAATCTTGCCCATAATTAGACATTCCGTGCTCACGCACCTGCCTATCGAATCCCCGCGCTACTTTTTCCAACCTGTCGATCAAGTGCATGAATACGATCCTCCAGCGCCAGTGATATGTCGTTAAAAACGGGCGCCCAGCGCGAGTCTTCGCCCTGATTGAACACACGGTGATTCGACCATACCTGATCCCGGCCATTCGTGCCCAGACGATAGTCCTTGCCCAGTCGGCTGTAGGGCACCCAGCACTCGGTCCCCGTCAAAGCGCAGATGTGGGCGAGAGCCGATTCGCAGCAGATCACCAGGTCGAGTTGCTTGAGGACGGAGATGGTATCGACGACGTCTCGGATGTAAGGAGAAAGGTCTCGCACGAGGGGAAGACCGTGATTGTCATACAAGCGCTGGGATTCAGGCCCAATTTGGAGAGCATATAGCTGAATACTTGGGATTCGGTATAAGTCAAAGAATTGCTCGACGGGGATTGACCGATGCGAGTTGATGTCATTGAACGGGCTCCCTGCCCAGGCGATGCCGATATGCAGCTTGCGATCCGTAACCTTCCAATTCAGCGGGAGCTGGACGACCGGATACGAGATATGCGGTGCTTGTCGGATTTTTTCGGTCGAGAGCCCGAGCGCGGTCGGGAGGCTGACGAAGGTCGTCCAGCAATCCGCTTCGGGGAAGGGAGCGGGCTTGGGGACAATGTTGACATTGGGTAAAGAGATAAATGCGTGCATAAAGAGTCTAACGAGTTCCGGTTGAACCATGAGATGTAGATATCGTGCCCTTTTTGAAGCTGCCGGGATAAAGCGCGCAAAGCTGATGGTGTCCCCCAAACCTTGATCTGCATCGACGTAAACTGTTTTTTCACTTTCGCCCTCCCATTGTGCATAAGGCAGATTCAGATACGACTTCAGTTTGTACCTGAAACGTACCTCGAACCGTTTGAAGCCTTCATCCAGCTTCCGAGCTTGGAGCAACGCGAACGCATAAGCGAGTTCGACGATCGGATCGGACGGCATCAAGTCCCACGCGCGCTGTGCCGCCTCCAGCGCTTCGACAACCCTGTTCTGGATCGTCTTAATTTGGGAAATGTGAACCCAGCCATACTGGAGGTTGGGATCGACCTTCAAACCCTCCTCGATCACGCAGAGAGCCTCTCGCGACTGCCCAAGACCGTGAAGCCGATAACCTATGTTGACCAGCGCCTTGGCCTTGGTGCCATCATCCAGGCCGCACTCCAAGGCGCGGCGCCAACAGGCGATCGCAGACGGGATCGCGTTGAGATCGGAATGGTTGCAGCCGGCCTGGTAAAACGCCTGCCCCCAGGTCGGATCCGCATTGCAGGCGGACGAGAACAAATGGAGCGCGTGCTCCAGATGCTTAGGATCATCCTTATTGTTGACGGACGCAACCGCCTGGTTGTAAAAAAGCGTCGCTTGCTGACGGTCACCCATTACATCAATTCCGTTTCTACGTCAGGCACGGGGCGACGAGCAAGCAAAACACTTTCCATCACATACACAGGATCACCGCCCGCATCAGCATGCGCAATCCGTTTAGCGTGTGCTATTGCTTCATCTTTGCTATCGAACTTACTTAAACGCCCGTCATTTTTTAGCGCGTAAACAAGATAAAATTTCATGCGCCTGCTCCCTGTTCAAACACGTTCTCCATTTGCATCCGATCAGGCTGACCGAGGACGTGGCTCTGATGCGGCACCCGCTTGAGCATGCGCCACACCGCCAGGGCCGTATACGGCTTGCCGTCTCGCCCCAGCATGCCCTCATGCGACATCAGCTCGGCGATGCGCGTCGGACCTCTGGCGCGCGCCTGGTCCCGGAACCAGCGGGCCGCTCTCGCATGCTCCTCCTCGGCTTCGTTCCGCACGAGGACGGACCTGGTGCCCTCTCCGACCTTGCGCCAGCCGTACGGGACCGGGCCGCCCGTGTGCCCGCCACGCTCGCGCTTGGCGCGCTTGCCGTCGGCGATGCGCTCGCGGATACGTTCGCGCTCCAACTGGGCGAATGCCGACATGACCGTAAATATCACTTGCGCAATCGCCGACTCCGCAACCGGCTCGGCGCCGAGATCGAGAAGAATCAAACCGATCTTCTGTTTCTTGAACCGCTCGATCATCACGCAAGCATCGGCGGCAGAACGGAACATGCGGTCCAACTTAGCCGCAATCAGCACATCTCCCGGCTTCGCAGCCGCAAGCAACTCCTTGCCGGCAGGACGCTCGTGAAGGGGAATGGAACCGGAGACGCCGGCATCGGTGTAGGTTTGAAAATCGTACTTGCCGGCCGAGCCGCGCAGTCCGGCAATCGCCTTGCATTTCGCCAATTGCTCCGCGATCGTGGTCTTGTCGGGACCAGCCTGCTTGATCGTCGAGGTGCGGGCGTAAGCCAGATGCAAGGTCCCCTCCTTTTTTGTAGTGTTATTCACTACACTTCTTTTTTGCCTCCGTCAAGTGTTTAGCAACCCGCCTGATTCCCTCTTCCAAGGTGATCCTGGGCTTGTAGAACTGCCGCAGCTTATAGGTGTCAGCGACACGGTAGAAGACGCCTTCGGGTTTGGTAGTGTCGCACTCTATAGTAGGCGGGTAGTATTTTATCTCGGGATCGAAAAGAAGATTCCATGCCGCACACGACAAATGAGTAAACGACGTCGGCACGCCCGTACCAAGATTGAGCGTATCGCCAGGCTTCAAAACGTCCTTGCTCTGCATGACCGCTTCGACGATATCATCGATGTGAATGAAGTCGCGACATTGTTCCCCAGAACCCCAGATCGTGATCGGGTTCTCTCGATTGACGACGCGGCGGATGATCGACGGGAAGGGGTAGTCGAATGACTGGTCCTCGCCGTAGCCGGAAAATGGTCGATAGATCAGGACGTCGGCGCCGTACTGCTTGACTGCGAGATGCGCTAGATACTCGCCCGTCAGCTTGGCCCATCCATACGTGACATCCGGGCGGCCGAACTTGGTGGCGCCTTGGGTCACGAGCGACTCGGCGAGCTTGATGTACTGCAGGCGCTGCTGCAACTCGACGGGATAGACGGCGGACGACGAGAAGTAGATCACTTTCGGTTTTCGATCTGGACCGACGGCAGAAGGTCTAGCACCAACTACCCAGCGAAAGAATGCGGCGTCAATCTCCAGGTCGACGGCAACATCAAGAGGGGCGTTGTCTATCTTCAAACGTCCGCCAACAATCGCAGCGCAATGGATGATCAAGTCATACGCGGCGGGATAATCCATCGCCTCGACACCGCGGCGAACGTCCCACATTCGGCCAAATGTAACATAATACGGCACCACCGGGTCATGCCATTTGTGCAGGGGCTCGCCGGCACTCATGTTGTCGAGCGCGACGACTTCCCAGCCATCGCGGACGAGGCGACGGGTGAAAGCACGCCCGACAAAGCCGGCGGCGCCAGTGATGAGAACGCGTTTCATTCTCTAGGCTCCAACTGCTCGGCGCTAAAAATATGCAGCATGCCCTTGAAGTCGGGATGCTCTGCTTCCACGACGTAGCGCAAAACACCAAGCGACGTCACGCACGCCCCTATGACCACTCCGGGATAGGCGTACCCTTGGCGCTTTTTTACCTTGGCGCTTTTTTACCTTGGCGCCCATTGCGAATACATCCATTATACGGGCCAAAGCTTATAGTAATCGAACTTCCACCCGCCGACAAAGCCGGCGCCGCCAGTGACGAGAACGCGTTTCATTGAAGCCCCTCCATAATATATTCATCCTGCATCTCTTTTACCTGCTTTGGACTCAAATTTTGCGCCTTTAGATGCCGTTGCTGTGCATCCCACACCCATGACAAGGCAGCTATGTATAAAGTCGCGTACCAACTCTCCGTACTTCCTCCGCCTAGACGACTGCCGCGAAGAGATGCTTCGCACATCCTTAAATGATCACGCGCAATCCATAATTCGTCGGTAACATGCATACTACACCAGCCAAAGTTTAGAATAATCGAACTTCCACCCGCCGACAGCCGGCTGCGCCT